AAAGCATTGGTTCCGGCATAGCCTGTATGACAAAACCCTGCTCTCCAAGGTCCCGCTGACCTGGGCGTGGGGGTTCCATAGCCATAGCGGAGAAAACCGCCACAAAGGGCTATTTTTGCTCCACCTGCACCGGCACGACTTTGAGATGATGTTGCGCCGCCACGAGATGCGAGTGGCAAAGTGGAAGATCAAGGATGACGGCGGGGCCAGTTACCAGTTTAAGATCAGCCAGCGGGAAGAACTGCTGAAGTATTTCTACGAGCAATGCAAGGAACCCCAACTGATACCGCCGGAGCACAGAGAATCCATCCGTGGCTTATGACTATGTAATTGTCGGAGCGGGGTTCTTTGGGGCCATCTGCGCTCACGAACTCAAAAAGCGCGGCAAAAATGTATGTGTGGTGGAAAAGAGACACCACATCGGCGGCAATGTTTACACAGAGAACCGGGACGGCATCAACGTCCATGTTTACGGCCCCCATGTATTCCATACCTCAGACGAGGAAGTCTGGAGGTGGATCAACCAGTTTGTCACCTTTAATAACTACCGGGTGCAAACGGTGGCGATGTATAAGGGAGAGGCGTTTTCCCTGCCATTTTCGATGTGGACGTTTTCTAAGCTCTGGGGGGTTACAAGCCCCGAGCAAGCCAAAAAGATTATTGCAAGCCAAACGGTCTTAGACGGGGAACCCAAGAATCTAGAGGAACAGGCCATTGCCCTGGTGGGTTCCGAGGTTTACCGAAAGTTCATCAAAGGGTACACAGAGAAGCAATGGCGCAAGCCAGCCAAGGAGCTGCCAGCGGCGATTATCCGAAGGCTTCCGGTAAGGTTCACCTACGATAACAACTACTTTTTCGATAAATATCAAGGGGTTCCGGTTGGCGGCTACACCCAGATATTTGAGAAGTTGCTTGACGGCATAGAGGTACGGGTTAACACCGACTACCTCGCTGACAAGGCGTTTTGGGATGGTCAGGGCAAGGTGATCTATACCGGCCCGATTGACCGGCTGTTTGACTATGAGTACGGAGTCTTGGAATACAAGACTGTCGAGTTCGACCACCAGCACCTTCCGCAGGAAAACTTCCAGGGGTCGGCGGTGGTCAATTACACCGAGTTTGAGATTCCCTACACCCGGATTGTAGAGCACAAGCACTTTGAGTTTACCCAAAGCCCGAGTACCTGGATCACCTACGAAACCCCGGTGGAATACACGCCGGAACGGGAAGCCATGTATCCCGTAAATGACGCCCACAATAATGCCTTGTACGCCCAATACAAAGCCAAAGCAGAGGCGTCAGGGGTCTTGCTTGGCGGTAGGCTTGCGGAGTATAAGTATTACGATATGCACCAAGTCATCCGCTCCGCGCTGAACTTTGTAGGCAACCTATGATCCTTAACCTAGGTAGCGGTAAGGACTGGATGCGGGATGCAATAAACGCAGACATCAACCCCGCCAAGAACCCAGACTGGGTGCTAGACATTACAAAGGTCCCGTGGGGCGAGCGCATTTTTACCCGGCATGGCGAGCACTTGGTCGAGCCAGGAATGTTCGAGGTCATCATTGCCAACGATGTCTTGGAGCACATCCCAGACCTTGTAACCGCAATGACCAACTGCAAGGAACTCTTACACGAAGATGGCGAGTTCCACATTCACGTTCCCTACGATTTAAGTTACGGGGCTTGGCAAGACCCCACCCATGTCAGGGCGTTCAACGAAAAGTCATTTTTGTATTACGGAGACTGGCATTGGTATCTCGGCTGGAAAGACAGGTTTTATCTGCAAAGCATGGAGTTCGAGTTATCCGACATCGGGGTCAAAATGGCCCAGGAAGAAGGATTGGATATCAACCAGCTTTCGGTAGTCCCGAGGGCAATAGACGCAATGAGAATCATTCTCACTAAGAAACCTTAGTGTGGTAAAATAGCGACAACCGAACAACCCAAGAGGAATCGGATGCAAGGCGCAAAATCTGTTGAATGGCTGGAAACCGCAACGCTTATCCCGTATGCGAAAAACTCAAGAACCCATAGCGAGGCGCAGGTAGCGCAAATCGCCGGGAGCATCAAGGAATTTGGATTCAACAACCCCGTCTTGATAGACGAGGACAACGGCATCATTGCTGGCCATGGCAGGGTGCTGGCCGCCCAGAAATTAGGCTTACAGGCCGTTCCATGCATCAGGCTGGCCCACCTATCAGACACCCAGCGCAAAGCCTATGTAATCGCGGATAACCGCCTGGCTTTGAACGCTGGTTGGGACGACCAAATGCTGACGGTAGAGCTACAGGAACTAGATGCCGAGTCATTTGACCTGTCGCTGCTTGGATTTGAGGCAGACGAACTTAACGCCCTGCTGAACCCAATAAAGGAAACCGAAGGGCTAACGGACGAAGATGCCGTCCCCGAGGTTCCAGAAGAGCCAAAGACGAAGCCTGGCGATATTTACAAACTTGGACGGCACAGGCTTATGTGCGGCGACTCTACGAGCATAGACTCCTTAGAAAAACTATGCGACGGTCAACTAGTAGATATGTGGCTTACAGATCCACCGTATAACGTCGCCCTCGGAATGAATGAATCGCCAGAAGAAGCAAAGAAAAGAAACCGCAGGACTGATGGACTGACCGTTATGAATGACGAAATGTCCGATGAAGAATTTAGGCAGTTCTTGCGGGATTGTTATGTAGCCGCTGATGCGGTAATGAAGCAAGGCGCGGTGTTTTACATTTGGCACGCCGATTCAGAAGGATATAACTTCCGTGGAGCGGCCAAAGACGCCGGTTGGAAAGTACGCCAATGCCTGATCTGGAAGAAGTCAACGATGGTGATGGGTCGCCAAGACTACCATTGGAAGCATGAACCATGCCTATATGGCTGGAAAGAAGGCGCAGGACACCTTTGGGCTGCTGACCGCAAACAGACGACAATCTTGGAATTTGAAAAACCTAGCCGTAACGGCGAGCATCCAACGATGAAGCCGGTTGGGCTGTTTGAATACCAGATGCTCAACAATACAAAGGGCGGTGATATTGTTTTGGACTCCTTTGGTGGGTCTGGAACTACTCTCATCGCAGCGGAGAAAAACGGACGTGTGGCTCGGCTTATGGAACTAGACCCAAAGTATTGCGATGTCATCGTAAAGCGGTGGGAAGATTTCACCGGCCAAAAGGCTGAACTTGTAATTTAACGGAGATATAAAATGGCAGAAGGAGTGGGTCGCCCGGCTCACCAACCGACTGACCAGAATCGGCTTCAGGTCAAGACTCTGGCTGCGGTAGGTATCCGGCACGAAGATATAGCGTTAAAGCTAGGGATAAGCGCGGATACGCTTACAAAGTATTACCGCCAAGAGTTAGACGATGGGCGCGTAGACGCAAACGCCCAGATCGGCAAGTCTTTGTACGAGCAGGCCAAGAACGGCAACACAACAGCAATGATCTTTTGGCTCAAGACACGCGCTGGCTGGAAAGAGACCCAGGTGCAAGAGCATACCGGCGCAGACGGCCAGCCACTTGCGTTTACATGGCAGAAGTAGTTATCCCTTATAAGCCAAGGGAGCAACAAATCGTCCTGCACGAAACGCTGGACAATACCCGCTTTGTGGTGGCTGTATGTCACCGGCGGTTTGGCAAGACTGTGGCTGCGCTGAATCACTTAATTAAGCACGCCATAGAGAACCCGCTGGAAGCCCCTCGGTACGCTTATATTTGCCCGACGTATGGACAAGCCAAGAGGATAGCGTTTGACTATTTGCAAAAATACACACGGCCGCTGAACCCAGAGATCAACATCAGCGAATTGCGGGTGGACTTCATGGGTCGCCGGATCAGCCTTTACGGGGCAGATGGGGGTGGAGATAACCTCCGAGGGCTTTACTTTGATATGGTGGTTCTGGATGAGGTCGGGGATATGAACCCGAAGATCTGGAATGAGGTCGTTAGACCAGCCCTAAGTGATCGGCTTGGGAAATGCCTGTTTATCGGAACGCCAAAAGGAGCGAACCATTTCAAAGACCTGCGAGACAACGCAGCCAAAGAACCGGGATGGGCGCTTCTTCAGTACCGCGCAGATGAAACAGGGATCGTACCGGATGAAGAACTTAAAGCGTCTGAAAAAGACATGGGACCGGCAAAGTTCGCGCAGGAGTACCTGTGTAGTTTTGATTCTCCTGTCGAAGGATCGTACTATGCGGCGCTTCTTAATGCGCTCGCTCCTGAGAGGTTCAAGGAATTCTCGCGTGACGATCTCTGTAAAACCTTTACGGCCTGGGATCTGGGGGTTGGCGATTCAACCGCGATATGGGTATGTCAAACATCCGGCAAAGAGATTCGGCTTCTCGACTACGTTGAAAACCACGGGGTCGGCTTAGATTGGTATGTAAACTGGATCAAGAAAAACGACTACACCAAGGCAGAGCACATCCTGCCGCATGACGTAGAGGTCAGAGAACTGGGAACCGGTAAGAGCCGTAAGGAAGCATTACAAGACCTAGGACTGAGCATTACTGTCTGCCCGCGAATCGGTGTAGACGATGGGATACAAGCCGTCCGTAGGATGATTCCGAACTGCTGGTTCCACCCGAATGTAAAGCAGGGACTAGACGCGCTGCGTAACTATCGCCGGGAATACGACGAGAAGCGTAGCGTGTTCTACGATAAACCGCTCCATGACTGGAGTTCACACGCTGCCGACGCATTTAGATACTTGGCTGTTGGCATGATTT